GACGTTACTACATACGATAACGAACTTCAAACAACCACTAACGCGGACAATTCCACAAGCTATTCATATTTTGTCTTCAACGACAGCAATGATAATGTAAATTCGCTAACAGTCCAACGTTATCAAATAAACAGCACATCGAAGGTTTACGACTTATATGCGTATGTAAAGGACGAAAACGATTCAATAATATATCAAGTAACCAAGATACCTGAGGTAGAATTGAGTTATAAGAAGGTGGGTTCTTCGTCGGATGGTTACATTTCGAATGCGAGCTTATACTTGAATAGTTACAGCAATAATTCAATAGTTCGTTATTCGGATACACTCTTTTGTTCAACTAACGATGTGGGTGAATTAGGAGCAATCAATTACTATAATGGTCCGGATTATGAAAACAGCACTTACTTGATAAGTGTAGAAGGCGGAACGGACATTGCGACCAATGTGCCAAATGTGTTTGTGATGTATAAGCCGCTTACAAACGCACCGTCGTTCAAGATTACATACTTGACAACCATGCAGACCTATTACATTGTATTGCAAGGAATGACTACATCACAAGCCGAAACAAAGGTTTTGGAGTTGTTTAAATTGGACAGTTACGGAAACGTCGATATTAACCTTTACGATCCAATATACGAGTTGATACAAGAAAGCGCGGGTTCGCCCGACGCCTACAAAGAAAATACTTATTTGAGTATTTTGATTTCGGAGATGATCAATGTTGGTAAAGAGCAAAGTGCCATAATGACCAGCATTATCAACCAAGAAGTAAGCCTAAGCCCAAGCACTTTCAGCGATATTACTTTCATAACGAATGTGGTAAGCGATGTTGGTGTTGACGGAACCAACTTTGTTCCGAACTTGAACAGCTTGTTCGGACAAATATCGGGCTTTTCGACAACAGGAACAACATTGGCTACGGATATAACAAAAGCCAAATCCGCCGCTTTTGCGCTAAGTCTATTCGAGGCTTTGGCGGAAGAAGATATTGCGGGCGGAATCGCCAACGCAAGCATCGGTGTTTTGGAGCAACCCACAATAAGCGATGCATCGGACGTGACCCTGGAAACCACCACAACAACAACACTAATCAACGTAATAAGTTATCAGTCTTCGGTCACGCCCAACGACGTGCAAATCACCATTCCTTCGTATTACGACGATTATGCGGGGGCATTCAATGTGGTGGACAACGGCGTCGATACGCTTTCGCTCTTCTATGTTACAAGCACAAACGCAATAACCAATCGTTTGACTTCGCTAACAAACACTTTTGCAGTAGAAGACGTGATTACGATAGATCTGATCGTCACCGAAAATATAACAATTAGCACCAGCTTCACGTTAACAATCAACCAGGCGAACAGACCTCCGTCGCTGAAGACTGGTGTGGTTCCAGTAGAGTTGTATTATTTGGATGCAGTATCACAACCTCAGACATTAGTTGTTGCGGATTACTTCGAAGATTTGGATTTGGACAATATTGTATGGTCTGTAAATTCAAATAGCGAATTAGTAATAGACGTAGATACGGATTTCAGCACATGGACATCACAAAGAAACGCGAGCAGCTATACATACACATCATATCAAACCGCGAATGACGGCAGCGAAGACAGCGGCGACACATTAACAATAATCGCCAACGTGGAAGACGCTTTGACAAAACCAGTTGTTCCGGCCAACACAACATTATTTGCAGTAGATATAGGAAGCTTAACGTGCAGTTCTAATAAAGCCAGTGCTACATTAACGTTAACCGATAATAATATAACCTTAGTAAATAATGCATTGGCCTTTAAGACGACAGCAACGACTCGCGAAGGTGTTCATACATTGACAATTAAGGCTAAGAATATTTACAATGGAATAACCGAAAGTCAAACCAGCGACACATTCGTAATAACTACGGTGATCAAGGCACAAGCAACTACGTCTAAATACATAATAAGCGATCGTGGAACTACAGTATTCACATACGGATATTTGTTTACCAGCGACTTGTTATCAATCACGTCGGCTCCGGGATTAAGCTATGACAATAGTGCAAAAGAAATAAGCATACCGGAATACACCTTACCGGACGGAATAAATACTATAACCATAGCCTTTGACCAGAGCAATAGTTTCAATTCGGATATACTTTCGGGCAGCTTGGATATTGTAATCGATTACATTGTTCCAGAGCCCGAGCCAGAGCCAGAGCCCGAGCCAGAGCCCGAACCGGAACCAGAATCTGAACCAGAACCAGAACCAGAATCAGAGCCTGAACCTGAACCTGAACCCGAACCAGAACCAGAATCAGAGCCCGAGCCCGAGCCCGAGCCTGAGCCAGAGCCAGAGTCTGAGCCTGAGCCCGAACCTGAGCCAGAACCTGAACCAGAACCTGAGCCAGAACCTGAACCAGAACCTGAGCCAGAACCTGAACCAGAACCTGAGCCAGAACCTGAGCCAGAACCAGAACCTGAGCCCGAGCCAGAACCTGAGCCAGAACCCGAGCCCGAGCCTGAGCCCGAGCCTGAGCCCGAACCTGAGCCTGAGCCCGAACCTGAGCCAGAACCAGAACCCGAGCCAGAGCCAGAACCAGAACCTGAGCCAGAACCTGAGCCAGAACCTGAGCCAGAACCAGAATCAGAACCTGAGCCAGAACCTGAGCCTGAGCCTGAACCAGAATCAGAACCTGAGCCAGAACCTGAGCCTGAACCAGAACCTGAGCCTGAACCAGAACCTGAACCAGAATTGATGTACGGTTATCAAATAGAAACTATAGCAGATTTAAGCGGAACAACATATTCAAATATGACACTATATAACGTAGAACAAAACTATACGCTACATATGTCTTATACAGATATGCACAGCATTACAAGAGAAGCAGAATTGGATGTTTCGAGAAACGACACAACATTAATATACACGTTATTCGAATTTAAATATTCAGTGGATGACGAGGTTCTAATAAGAATATATAATAGCGGTCAAGAAGAGACGGTGTATAATGTTTACATTTTTGTAAGAAATACTTCCAACGAAATAATCTACATAGACGACATTATACCAACAATTAAATTGTCTAAAAAAATTTAAGTTAAACTGACACGCTTCCAATATTTATGATTAATATTTGATTTAATAACCAAATATTAATATTTTGTAGGATAAATAATAACATCTCTTTTAAATTTATTCATTCTTAGTTCTTGGATTAATTGTCATACATTGTTTTAACCACCATATTGATGTACTAAAAAGTCCCAATGCAAGTCCCATGATTTGTGTTTGATTTGGCACAGGTAGTGAATTTTCATCACAGTCATTTGTTAACAAAATAGTGTTATACCAAATTAATATTGATACAATTAGCATGCTAATAAACGCAATGTATCTATTTCTATTAAAAACAAACATTGTATATTATCTCCATAAAATAGTTTTCTTAATGCCTAATAAATAAAATTGAAATATAATCATTACAATATTTAGTATAAAGCATAAAAATGGATATCGATCACTGCGATTACTATGAAGCGTTCCTTAAGGAACTGGCCTTTGGTAAAAACGAAGAACTCCTAACAAAACTACATGAAAACGCGTGCAATAGTGTTGAACCGCTTGCTGAAAATGTAGAATATACAGACGAAGACGATAAAATTTCCGAACTACATGATGCTATGGACGACTGTTGGGATAATACGTGGATTAATCCGCTTACAGGAATTCCTCACTATCATGCAGCAAATCAAGATATTACACAAATTCCTGCAATGACTAAATACACATACCAAATTCCAGAAATTAATAAATGTAACTTTTGTTTTAAAAAATACGGAGACGTTAGTAAATCATATACACACACAATTAAAAATTGCTATGCACTAAAAAATACTCAATGTTTGCTTTGTTTCGGCTATGGCCATACAACATCATATTGTAAAAATGAAACTTAATAATATATCTACTAAATATATATGGATTTACAAGACAGATTATATGATTTAATTCCAATTCTTATACTTGGTTTTTTATTTAGAAAGTATGCAGCCCCTCATCTAGTATCAGACGAAAGGGAAATAGTAAATAAATTCTTATACAATAAAGACTTTTCTAACGTTAAGCCTTATTTATGGATATATATTCCAATGGAACAAAATAGTAGAAAATGGGTAACATTTAATGAAAGAAACTCTACAAATTTAAATAGCCCTTATGTAGAATATACTTTAAAAACTATTGTAAGTCAAAATCAAGATTTTTTTAACGTTTGCGTGATTAATGATGATAGTTTAAAGGAACTTATACCAGAATGGCAACATAATATTGATTTATTCGATATTCATCAAAAAGAACGCCTTAGGGAATTAGCTAAGCAAAAAATATTATATTATTATGGCGGAATTGTTGTTCCACCAAGTTTATTATGTTTAAGAGGTTTAAGAACATTATATGTATATTCCGACGTTGAGCCATTTAAGATAAATTGTAGTCACAATGAAAATATTTATTGTTGCAAAAAGAACAATTCTACTATTTTAGAATATAGCAAACATTTACAAGAATTAATAAAAGATACAAGCATGGAATTGGAATTTAAAAATACAATTAATGTAACCTCGGATAAATATTATCGTATAATTGATAATAAATATATAGGATTGGTTGATAAATATAATCAAAAAATATCATTGGACAAATTATTAGGGCAAACGACCATATTTTTTGAGGAAAATATTTACGGAATATATTTACCAAGAGAAGAAATTGTAAACAATATAAAACATAAGTGGTTTCATTCTGAGACAGTGGAGAATATTTGTCAAGGAAATATTTACATTGCTAAATTTTTCGATAAGTAGATTTTGTAAGATATATCATAATTTGACTTATCATATTTAATCATATTATTAAAAACAATACTATGATAATTACAAATTTGTCTAACTATTGTAAGAAAATGTTTGTAACTATGTTCACGAGTGATATAAAATAATTTGGATTTTTTATAATATGGAGTCAACTCTTGAAAAAAATCATCAATAACATTCAAATACAGAGCGCGCTTGTATGTTGCCGGCGATAATATGAAAAAATTTTCACCACGAATATGACAAATTTTAAGCAATAGTTCGTATAGTATTTTTATTGGTGGCCCGGTTTTAGCAAAGACTTGTTTGCTCATCTATATATAGTAAATATTTACAATATTTTTTGCAGACTTATTTTTGCATCATCTGATAATTCGCTTGGAAATTCTATGTAGAATTCTATTATTAAATCGCCTATTGCTTCGCATTCGTGCCGCTGAAATCCTAAATTAGGAATACGCTGAATATGATTTGGTGCAATAATATTTCCATGTGTGCTGAGTTTATATTTTTTTTGATTGAAGTGTTCTACAGTAAAGGACACGCCACACAACGCTTCTTTTAATGAAAGTTGTTGTTTAAATACTATATCAAGTCCCCGTCGTTTGAATTTTTCCTCTGGTATTAATTCAACAATAACTTTAAGATCGTAGTATGTTTCCTCATATAAATGGCCTTTGTTGGAAAAATGTAATATTTCGTTGGCGTCTATTCCTTGTGGAATATTAATATAAACCGTTTCTGTTTCTTTATTTGACGTTAAAGACCCGTTTTTGTATATTTTACGGTCTAATAAAACAGGAATAACACATCCTTTATATGCTTGTAAAAAAGATATTTCTATGTGCTGTGTAAGGGGCTCCAATTCTAATTGTGGTTTCTCTGATGTTTGTTTAGGTAATTGATTCAGAAATGATGTTAGCAGTTGATCGCCAAATACAGTTAACATTTCGGCTTGCGCATTGTCATTCAAAAGGTTACTGTCTTCTTTTACAACAATATGATTATTTTCATTTTTCATTAGGTTTTCACAAATACTCGTATAAGCCTGGCAAATTTTTTCATATTCGTTTTTATTGAAGAAATTCTTATCCTTTTCTGGAAATGTTTTTAGTTGTAATTTTCTGAATTTTTGTTTTATTTCATCTGGAGTGTTTGTTTTTACAGCTCCTAATATTTTATAAAAGTCATCCATGTTTATAAATCTTATATAATAAAATGCTTAAATGTTTTTAATATTTTATACTAATGACGGAATGTTTTTTAAAAAAATATACTCCAACATCAATTACTAATTTTTCATTGGAAGATACATCATTGTTGAATCATAACAATCTTAATTTATTAATTAATGGTAATATTGGAACCGGAAAAACGTCTCTTTTAATTGGACTTATTCATAATTATTTGAAAAACGACGATAATTTATTCAATAACGAAAATATATTGTTTATGAATAACCTGAAAGACCAAGGCATTCAATATTGTAGAACAAATGTTAAATTGTTTTGTCAAACCGCAAATAACGATAGTAAATTGAAAAAAATAATAGCCGTTGATGACATTGACGAATTTAGTGATGTAAGTCAACAGGTAATTTGTAATTGTATAAGCAAATACGAAAAGAATGTCATTTTTTTTGGAACTTGCACCAATGTTTTAAAAATAGTGGAAGGCTTAAAGACTAGAATGGCAATGGTAACACTAACCACTCCTAAGCACAGCGAATTGAAAGATTTATGTTCGCGTGTTGTGAAAAATGAAAATATAGATTTAAATAAAGAATACTTTGATAGTATTGTAGAATCGTCAAATTTATCTTATAAAATTCTACTTAATATTTTGCAAAAAATAAGCATCTATTCTGGTAATCCGGATGAAATTACATTGCGAAATCTACTTACCTTTGTAAATTACAAAGAGTTTGACAATTTTATAGAATTTTCATTAAATAAAGATATTTCGCAGGCCATAAATCAAATGTTTCTTATTTTGGAATCCGGGATTTCGGTTATTGATATTTTATTTGAATTTGTTGTTTATTTAAAACGTTCAAATAAAACACTGAGGGATGATCAAAAATACATAATAGTAAATATTATTAGTAAATATGTGATAATTTTTTATGAAATACACGAAGATACAATTGAACTGGCTTTTTTCACCAATGAAATAATAGATGGATTGACTTCGTGTGATATATAACGCCTATTTTATTAATTATCTAGCAAATTTTAAAGAACATAAACCGTTTGTTACAATAAGCTGGTTATAACGTTCTTCGACGAATAACATATCGTATGTGTATTCATATAAGGAACTTACATTTTTTGTAAAGCTTATTATAGCACCCGTAACTGGGTCACATTGAACATTTTGAATTGTTGGGTCAGAAACCTTTGTCGGAGTATGTAATGTTACTTCTAGTTCTGTTTTACTAAATTGACTAAAATTAAAGGCTCCGGATGGTTGAACTTTGTTGGGCATTGTATCTAAGCAAAAATTGTAGAAATACATGTAAGGGAGATATGTTATTGCAGAACCATATGATTGATTATACGGCGCTATGTATTTATATATACCACTTGCAAATGTGTTTTCTCTTTCTTTACCATCTATTACTATTGACGCACTTTTCATAATTTCCCTAATGTATTTGTCGTCAACAACGGGTCTCCGCCCATAGTCTTCGCTAATTAGCTCTACCAAATCTTTCGTTTTATATTCCCAATTTGTAAAATTAGACCAAGCATTTCGGTTTGTAGCATCACTGCGTCTAAAGGCCCATATCCATGATGTTACCAAAGAATTTGAGTTTGTTCTTATTTTATTGAAACCAACAAGATCGTGAAATGTTGTTTCATAAGTATCTTTCATCAAATACGTAAGAGGCTTTGCAACAAGCGCATTGTTTTCTTCTTGTGTTAAAAATATGTAATTCGATATTAGATGAATACCAAAATCAATCATATTTGTTGAATAAGTTTGATATAGATTCTCGTTTTCTGGAGGAACTTGGGTGAATCTATGAAAACCCTCTGATGCATCGTTAAAATTTGGCTTTAATCGGTTTCCAGATAAATCGCATATAGTAAAAAGGTCTTTTATTGGACGAAGTTTTAATACGATCTTCAATTCGGTATATTGTAATGCAATTAATGGAAATGCCTGTGAACTGGCTTGACAAAACCAAAAGGGCAATGGAACATACAATGTAGTTCCTTTTATAGATGGTTCTGGATTAGCAACACCTTCTTCTTCATGATGATAATCGGCATGAGGATAATACCCATTATTTCCTTGTGCAAATTCTGGGTTATATAGTTCTAATCTGTGTCCTATCATTTCATCATATAGTAGTTTTTTTGATGATACATCTCTATGTGCCATAAGATTTATTGCGGTGCCGCTTATTTTTTGTAATGTTTGTCCGCCGGCCTGAACCTCTACTTCTTCTATTATTTCTGTGCCAATATATTCAATCCATTGAAACTTATATTTTCTGGGGAGATACCCCGATGTGCTATATATATCAGGCAGATTAATGGCAAAATATGTGTCCATTAAAAGATCTCCATATCTTGGTATAGTAAAGGAGTACTTAGAACTTTCATTTAAGTGTAAAGTTGTTGCTCCTGTATAATCTAGTCTAAAACGTTGCATACCAAAGTTTGTATATTTTGCGTATGTGACTTTAAAAAATGATTTTGTAGGATTTCCATTTAAAAGAACGTTTTCAACCCCCGATGTTATTAAATTCAATAAGGCTCCTGGCATAATACTATTATATACATTTTAGATTATTATTTTTAATATAATGTTATTATATTATGAATAACATACCTTTTAAAAATATAGCATCTAATTTAAGAGATAAATTGGATGATACTGAGGTTCAAAATACCATTTTAACTGCAGGTAATTTGTTTTATTTTATTGGTATAACAGGGTTATTATTATTTTCGTTAATAGGAACAAACTATATTTTACCAAAATTCAAAGGTAAGTCGCTCATATATGCAGTATTAATTTTTATAATATTTTTAACAATAACCGTCACCAGTAATAACTATTTGTATGAAGGGTACGAAAATACGTGGGTTAAGAGTGCTAACGACGATTCTATTACAGGAAGTGGTCAAACTATACTAATGTCAACTACAAAAGATTACGCGGACCTTTCATTAAATAATTATCATGTTTTAACGGTGAACGAACCCCAAGTAAAATACGAAAAAAGTAATATGTGGGAAGACAATTTGGAATATTATATCAAACAAGGAATAAGAACATTTACTTTTTCGGTATTTTATTACGATTTGCCGTGGTTTGATAAGAACCAAAAACCAATATTATATACAGATGTGCAAAATAAACCAAGCGAAACAACGCCATATGAAGATAGTAGTGAGAACATTGTAGATTTCCGCGAAGTAATGGATTATATTAACGATAACGCATTTAAAGGTTCGAATAAAGATCCCCTTATCTTAATATTGAGAGTTTATGATACGGATATAGAAAACGATAGGTGTCAACCTAGATATAATAATATACAATTACAGAATCCACAAGGTGCGACACTTTACGAAGAAAGTGGTGACTTGGGGCTTTATTGTCCAACCAAAGGCTCAAAATCCGATAATGATAAACCTAAAAAATGTATAAGATATAAACCAGATAGGCCTATATCAACAATAGCAACAATTATTAATGAGGCATTTGGTGAAAAAATCAAAGATTCCAATGGGGATTTTCTTTTATACGATGCATCAAAAAATTTAAATGATTACAGAGACAAAGCATTGTTGTTTATAAGAGAAGAAAGTAGGAGTTCTAGACCAGAAGATAGTGGGGTTTTATCAAAAATTTCTGAAATAAATAGTATTAGTAAAGAAGACCGGAAATGGGCACAAGATTCCGAAGATTCCCGAGGAAAACGATGGGAAGATAATATACAAGGTCCTCAATTTCCTATATTAAGAAATATGGGGGATTTCAATATTAAAAAAGTAATAAATTTTGAAAACGTTAATTCTATAAAGACGAATCCAGATGAGCTATATATGATAATCCCTTTGGAAGAAGGTGTTCAAGATATTGACCGCGTCAAAGCAGGTGGTTTATATATGTATTTTGATTCTGGAATTAATTTCATTTGTGTTTCCCCATTTAGAATCGTAGGTAAAGATGACGTTTATCATAGTAATTACTGGGAACACTATTTTAAAATTTTTTATGATAAGACAATACCAATTGGAGATAGGGGCGAAATGGGCGGAAATCATTCTTTTTTAAAAAAAGATCATTTTAATCTAAAGCTTAATCCCGTCGTTTAGAAAATATAATATGTGAATATATAAATTACTTTACAAATTATGTTAAATTTTGAAGAAAAAGAAATAGAGCTTTTGCGAAATGCCGTAGATGAAATTCAACAAAATCAAAAAAGAGAAGAAATTAAATCATATGATATTTTAAAGCTAATTTCTGTGGTAGAGGATTTTATTTCTAAGAAAAAATTAATTTGCTATGGTGGTTCTGCAATTAATAATATATTGCCCGACGATGACCAATTTTACGATAAACGCGTCGATATTCCAGACTACGATTTTTTTTCAACTAATGCAGTAGCTCATGCAAAAGAATTGGCTGATATTTTTCATAAAAAGGGATATGTGGACATAGAAGCTAAAGCTGGTGTCCACTATGGAACCTATAAGGTTTTTGTGAATTTTATTCCAATTGCAGATATTACTCAAATGAATCGCGAAGTATTTGATGTTCTTTTTAAGGAAAGCATAATAGTTAATAATATTCATTATGCTTCTGCTAATTTTCTAAGAATGTCCATGTATTTAGAATTAAGTCGTCCAAACGGAGATGTTAGCAGATGGGAAAAAGTTATGAATCGTTTAATACTTCTAAATAAACATTACAAATTAAAGAAGATGGTATGTGACAAAATTAACGTGAATCGTGGATTTGAAAATAAAATGTTGCAAAGGAAAAATGAAGTAATTTTTAATTCTGTATTAGATGCTTTCATAAGTGAAGGCGTTGTTTTTTTCGGAGGTTTCGCGTTTGGTCTTTATACAAAATATATGCCCAATTATTTCAAACGATTTAGCCATAAATATTTGGATTTTGATGTGCTTTCAACAAATGCAAATAAAACAACAAACTACGTTGTAAATATGTTAAAAGATATGAATTTAAAAAATGTTAATGTAACTTCTCATAAACCCATAGGCGAAATAATTCCAGAACATCATGAAATAAAAATTGGAAAAGAAACGATTGGTTTTGTATATCAAAGCGATGCTTGTTATAGTTACAATAATTATAAATACTTCGATAGAACAATAAAAATTGCATCAATAGATACAATAATATATTTTTATCTTGGTTTTCAGTTTTCAGACAGAACCTATTATGATAAAGAAAGATTGGTTTGTTTGGCACAATTTCTTTTCGCTTTGCAACAAAAAAATAGATTAAAACAAATCGGTCTTCTAAAAAGATTTAGCAGTTCTTGTTATGGCACACAAGAAACTTTAAACACTATTCGCAGTAAAAAAAACGATAAATATAGTGAACTTAAAACCTTAAAGAAATCAAAGAATGCAAATAAAAAAAAGAAACTTATTAGAGAATATGATAAGTGGTTTCTTAAATATGTCCCAAAAACTAAAAAAAAACCCAAAAGTTAATATATGATTAATACCGAAACTTATCTTTTTTTAAACAACGAACTAAAAAAAGCCAACGACGTTAACATTATGTATAACAGTTTATTGTTAAATAGTGCTTTGCTTGCATTATTGGTATTTGGTGGGGGCTTAATATTATATTGCAGATATTCTAACAAACAATATACAGATGCAAATTACGAAGAAGAAAATCGTAAGCGGTTGCTTCAAAAAATGATGCAATACAACTCATTTAGTTTAGACTCAAATAATATTAATCAAGGACCCATGCCACTATTCACTAATTATTTTTAATCTTATTTTTAATGTTGTATTTTTAACATTAAAAATATAAAAATATAATAGAAGACAATTATGGCAGAAGAAGATGTGAATGATAAACTTATGAATTTTTTTAGACAACGCAAACAATACAGTAAAAGTAAAAAAACTCTTTGCATTAATTGCTTAAGAGATGTAGGCACTGAATTTACTACTGAATTTTGGCATTCTAAACGTGTATTTAGAATTAAATGTGGCGACAAAGAAGAACCGTGCGATCTAAATACAGAAATAATAATTAAGAAAGATTTAAATAACTACGAAACATTACAAGGACTAAAAGATGACCTAAGAACTACTAGTATAGATATTTTTAAATTAAAAAATATGCTAACCTTTGAAGTTATTAATAAAACATTATACGACAACGAATTTGAAAAGTTAGAAAACAAATATAATTTAATTTTGAAAAAAATCAACGTCGTAGACAATGCCATTACAAAACGCGACGAACGTTACAATATTTTAAAACAAGAGTTGCAAAAACACATTGACAATAATCAAAAAATAGACGATGTAGATTTGAAAATCAGGAATTATTTTGACGAAAATTTCTTACAGACCAAAAATAAACTATTTGAATATTATAATCTAATAAAAGAACCAACCACAAAACAAAACGAAGCCAACATCTACAATCTACAAATCAAATTCTAAAAATAAAAATAAAAATAAACTTGTATTATATTAATGTATCTATTTAAAATATTTGATATTAGATTTTTTATCATTGGACTATTCGTTGGCTTTGTATTGATACAAATTTATCCAATCACGAAAGAAAAGGTCATTATTTATCCATCTGAAAAAGTTCAAACTACTTCGCAATATATAGACGGAGGTGGTAACTGTTTTGATTTTTCAGTAAAAGAAGTAGAATGTCCTAATAATGTATATCAAATAAAAGATATTCCCCTACAATAATTTCTTTTATAGGGATTTGAAATTTATTTCTATTTGCATTTAAAATAGTATTAATGTATATATGGGAATTAATACTTTTCTTAAAGATAAAAGATCTTCTGTTATTTTTTCATTAATATTTGGTATGGGTGTCATATCTTTTGTTTATGCGTGCACAGGAGATGATTGTAAAAGTTTTGTCGGACCGTCTAAAGAGGATTTAGATGGAGTATTTAGAAAAAATGGTCAATGTTTAAAATACGAACAGCATGCGGTTGATTGTGACAAAAAAAGAAAAACAATACCCTTAAATAAATAAAGTTTTGCGTTATATATTTGAAAATATAGAATCACTATGTGATAATGGAAACGACTCCAATAAATAGTTTACCGAACAATTTTCAAGGAAGTGTCGGCGGCGGAACATCTAATGAAAACCGATATTATAATGAGCAAACCCAAAAAGACATGGATGACATTCCACAAAGAGAAAGGAATGTAAATCCCGAGAAATTAACCGCCGCACCAGAAACACGTGTCAATTTCTTACCTGAAAGCGAAAATGAGGTTTATTATATTCCCAACAACGACGTTCAAATAAAAAAACCACATACGAGCGATTCTATTATAGACATTATAACTAATACTACATTTGAAGATATAAAACTTCCGATTATATTGTTTTTAATGTATTTTGTATTTGAGTTATCAATTGTTCGGAATTTCCTTAAACAAACATTTAGCTTTTCTTATGAAAATGATCAAATTACTCATTCCGGAATGTTTATTTTAGCGTTTGCGTATTCTTTTACCTTTTTCATTTTTACTAAATTTGTAGAATTGTAAATTATCTCACATATTTTCCTACTTTTGCAAAGGAATCTATCATTAATATTATGAAAACTCCTAAAAAAATATATAATATTAATTCTTCAGTAACGTTGTTTACTTTGTCGTCGTTTTGTTCTTCTAAAAGTTGTATCATATAATTAACTTTTGTGAGTAATTCCGAAGTCGGATCTTCGGCAGTATCATCTATTACAGTTGATTCTTCGTCTACCTCCTCCATTTCGGCGTTTGCGCGAACATTATTCATGTGATTGTCGTCTTCTGGTTCGTCGTTTGATTCATGTAATTGAGACATTAATTGTTGAACTTTACTTGATTGAAGCTTTTGCTGAACCGGTTCATGAACCGATCTAAAATTAGGTATATTATTTTCTTCTGCTAATAGTGAAAATCCTAAAGCAGTGCTCATTATATTTATAGGATAATTTATTTTTGAATTAATACTCTATTATAAATATTATTTAATTACAAATATTTATTTATTTATAAATATTTATTATCTAAATAAATATATAATGGACATCAATACACAAATAATACGTAGATCGTGGGATCAAAAAACTTCAGGACAAAAGGGTCGCGGAGAGAACAATATAAGTGTGGGAAATTTCAGAATGGTTAATAATTTAGGCCCAAGACAGTTGCGCGATAAACTCACAACTGGTAATAAAAAAAAGGTATCTGATTATTCCGAATATATTAGATACATGAGCCAACTTCAGTCACAAAAAACTTGGAGAGAAAGCAAAAAATAGCTTTAAACATTATTTCTTTGGTTCTTCATGAAAATTAGTAGATTTGGACATTGTTTCTAGTTTTCTACGTATATGTGTTTTTGTATATATTTCCCTTTTAGAAGCTTTTTTTCTTTTTACTTTTTCTATGCGACGCGAATGTTTATCGTTTTCACCCTTTTTAGGCATATCTATATTACAATAAGACAAAATTTTAAATCAGTAATGTAAGTGACTTTTATAGCCTTTACGATATTCAGTGTATAAAAAGTTAAAATAACATAATATATTATATTATGTTATATCCACTTACGACCGACGAAGAATTTAATAGAAAAATTCATGCTAAAAAAGAATTTCGTGATTTTCAATATAAATCGGTTATCACAACAGATTTTGATAAAGAATCCGATAATTTATGCGAAAGCGAATTTCAATTAACAAATCATCAAAAATTTGTAAAAAATTTTATGTCTCCCAACACACCTTACAATAGTTTATTACTTTACCATGGTTTAGGAACCGGTAAAACGTGTTCGGCTATTAGTATAGCAGAGGAGGTTAGAATAATATATAAACGAATAGCCTACAAAAAAAGGATATTGGTTATTGCATCTCCAAATGTGCAAAACAATTTTAAACGGCAACTTTTTGACGAGAAAAAATTAATACGCGAAAATAATGTTTGGAAAATGAACGCATCGTGTGTAGGGAATTCTTTATTAACAGAACTTTTTGCGAATCAAGACAATAATCTAAAAAAGGAAACCATCATTCAATCTGTTAATCGCCTAATTACCAACAATTATCTGTTTATGGGTTATATTGAATTTACCAATTATATTAAAAAATTGGCCGAAAAAGGAACGCTCAAGTCAGAATTTGATAACAGATTAATAATTGTTGACGAAATTCATAATATGAAAGCCACTTGTGACAAAAAGAAGACCAAGTGTGCCGAATATTTGAAGATGTTAGTGGACGAGGTTAAATTTATGAAACTCGTATTTTTAACTGCTACACCCATGTTTAACTCTTATAAAGAGATTTTCGAAACCTTAAACCTTATGCGCAGTAACGACGATTTGCCGCCTTTATCCGAAACGGACATTTTTGACGAAAATGGAGAATTTATTGTAGACAAAGAAACGGGAGACGAAATTGGAAAACGGATTTTTGTAGAATATTCGCGCGGTTACGTTTCTTATGTTAGAGGCGAAAATCCATATTCGTTTCCCTATAGAATATGGCCTAAAATTCACGCGCCCGAAAAGACCCTTGATAAAATGAAGTTTTCGCCTAAATATACACCAAACGGCGACCTTATTCAAGAAGACGAATCTATTAAATTTTTAGACTTATATATTAATGATTTAGCACAATCGGATTTTCAATATAAGGCATATATGCATACAAAAAGCAAAAACGATGCTATTAACATTGCTAGTCCTAGTTCATTGAATATATTAATGCAAACATTAAATTTCGCATATCCTACTGACGAGGAAGAGCTGAGAAACATTCCGTTATATGGAAAGGAAGGTCTTCTTAGATTAATGAATTATAATGCAACCAAAAACGAATTTTCATACAAACCACAGACGTTAGCTCTTTTTGATAAGTTTTTTCATCCATCTAATGTGAATAAATACAGTCATAAATTTAAGGCAATTGCCGATGCAATAGAAGGTAGTGAAGGTATTGTGCTAATTTACTCTCAGTTTATAGAGGGCGGTCTCATTCCAATTGCTCTTATGTTGGAGGAAATGGGCTTTAATAAATATGGTGATAACAATTTATTAAAAAATACCAAAAATAAAGCCAAGACAACGCCAACATATACAATAATATCTGGCGATGTTAAATATAGTCCAAATAACGACGAAATTGTGTCTATTTGCACACAAGATGATAATAAAGACGGACAAGTAATAAAAGTAATATTAATATCTAAAGCCGGTTCTGAGGGGATAGATTTTAAATTTATACGACAAGTTCATATAATGGATCCTTGGTATAATTTAAATAGAAACGAACAAATTGTTGGGCGAGCAGTAAGAATGTGCAGTCATAAGGCATTGCCATTTGAAAAACGAAACGTTTCAATATATTATCATACTACTAATATTGTAGATTCTAGCGAAGAAGCCTGTGATTATTATTTGTATAGACTTTGTGAAAAAAAAGCATTACAAATTGCCAAATTGACCCGTTTAATGAAGCGTAATGCAGTTGATTGTATGTTAAATTCTCGCCAACAACAATTTACAGAATCCGTCTTTAACAAAACAATAAAATTAATATTAAGCGATAAGAAGGTCGCCGATTTTAATGTAGGCGACAAACCATACACAATTTTCTGCGATTTCGATGGCAATTGCAAATATGATTGTATAAACAATAAGGATATCGAAAAGACCGCCGGCGCGTTAAAATTGGACAAATCCACATATAATTTAAGTTACTTAGAAAATAATAGCGAACACGTAATTCATAAAATTATTCAAATATTTTCTACAAAAAGCGATTTTATGCGAAGGACCGATTTGGTAAATCAATTGAGCAGTTTTTCATATGAATTGATTGATTATTGTTTGATAAAAATAGTTAAGCAAAAAATACCCGTTTACGATTATTTGAATCGGCGAGGAACATTAAATCTTATTGGCGAATACATTATTTTCCTACCCGCAAATATTGATGACGATTCAACTACTTATGATAGGACCCATCCAATCCATAACAAACATAAAAAAATTAATTTCCAATTTAAAAATGAATTTAGAGGTAAACCGGAGAAGGTAGATAATAATTTAAAAGAAATATTGAATAAAATAACAACCCAGCTTGACAAAATTTACATTGAAACTCCCAAAGATAATAATAACTCGTGGGAGTCATTTGCTGGAAATTTGTTGAGAGAAAATGATAAGTTTGAACTTGACGAAAATCAAAGAATACTTCTAAGGAAGGGCATATATGGTTATATATTAGATCGTTTAGCTATGAAAGAGAAATTGAGTTTAATGAACTATTTGTATTCAGACGATAACATTAATGAAGATCTTAATATAAAACAATTGTGGGAGTATATAGATAACAGAACATTTAAAGTTGACGACCATAAAGCAATTATTATTTTTGAAGAAAAAAATCATCTATTTGTTTTGCACGCTAATACATGGATCCCTGCGACATTTACTGAAGATAAAATATACAGGAAAAAGAGAAATGAAGAGGACGACGAGCGAATAAAAAATATATTAAAAAACGACAATTATATTGGTTATATAGAAGAATATAAGCGTAAATATATTTTCAAAATAAAAGATTTGGCATATAAGCAACATAAGGGCGAAAAATGCGAAAATAGAGATAAAAACGAAATAGAGAATATAAAGAAAACGCTTAACGAGCTCTTAAATATGAGGATAAAACCAAAAGAGAAAGATGATAAAAAAAATGAAAAGGATAAAAAGGATGGTTTTGATAATGCATTCAAGAATAAATCAGATAAATGCATTGCAATAGAGCTCTTGATGCGTCTCGCACAAGAAACAAATACGCTGGATGGAAATCAAGCCTGGTTTTTGGATTCATTTAGTAGTGTAAATATCGAAACAATCAAAAAATATGCAAAATATTCGGTGTAAAATATATATATAGTATATATATGCCTGTTCATAGAACAAAAAATAAGATTGCAAATCAGAGTACTGGGGGTAATAAAAAAGGCGGACTAGTTTCGTCAATAGGTAAATCTCGGTTTGTTCGCGACAAAATAAGAAATAGAGGATTAGTGGATGTCAAACGCAACTACATTTCGCAAAGTGCACCACGCGAGCATTTTTTTAAATATTACGAAATTAATAATCAAATAACAAATAGTCCCAAAAAAATAACCATTGAACAGGCGGTTAGTAATACCATACAATACTTTAATACGGATTTTCACAATAAACACTTTGCTATTTTCGAGTTAATAGACGATGCTGGTTTTAAACACTCATTTATTTACAATAGCAAAAACTCGCCTTATTCGTTTTTTTCGCTTTCGGTTATATCAAAAGAAGAAAGCGAACCAATTCCCATTAGTTTAGACAAAGGGAATTTTTTAAAATTTGTGTCTCATGGTGACAAAACAGAAGAAGAGTCTATAAAATATTCGTTAGATAGCTCTATCAAACCAACCATTCCCTACAGTGATCTTATTTCTCTTCCTGTATCTGATCCCTTGCGTAAAAGATACGAGGACTTATTATTTTTTGATGTTCCTACATTGAAGGTTTGGTATAATAATAGAGTAGATAAACACGGAGTGCTGTGTAATTTTTTGCCATTAGAAGGGGCCGGTATATTTGAATATATATTGGATTCTAAATTTAGCAATCCGGACTTTGGTGGCTATAAATTATATATTCATACGCATAAAAATATATCAGACTAATTAAAAATTGAAAAAACTTTAAAATAACATTTTAAAATATAACTAATGGATTACTTTCAAAATGCGACAATAACTCAACATTGTCAACTACCCATTTACTATTTGAATAAGGATATTAATTCAACAATCACAAATTATCTAAAAGAAAATATAGAAAATAAATGTATTCATCAAGGATATATAGAAAAAGACTCGGTGCACGTTTTAACTATTTCATGTGGTGTTCTTGTGGAAGATCGCATAGAATATAGTGTAACATTTGAATGTAGGATTTGCTATCCAGTAGAAGGAATGATTATCGAATGTAATATCGAAAATATTACAAAGGCGGGCGTAAAAGCCAGTATTGTGCATGCAAACAATCCTATGATTATTTTCGTATCGCGCGATTTACATTTGGAAAACGAGGAATTTTCTATGTTGAACATTGGCGACATGATTCGCGTTAAAGTTATTGGTGTTAGATTTGAAATAAATGACAATTTTATTTCGGTTATTGCTGAATATATTGGAAATGCAAGTTGAAATATAAATATCTTTATATAAATATATATGGAATCTTCGCTTAGAAATAAATATTTAGTTGAATTTATTGGTACATTTTTCTTTTTATATGTTATTTTAGCTACTGGAGAGGCCTTGTATATTGGCGTTGCTTTAATTGTCGCTATTATGGTCGGCGGCCCAATATCAGGGGGGATGTTTAATCCCGCGGTTAGTGTCATGATGGCGGCGAATGGCACATTATCCATGCGCGACCTTCCTATTTATATTGCTTCGCAAGTTGCTGGTGGATTATTAGCATTAATATTACACAAAAATGTAAATTTAAAATCATTTTCGCTACTTAAAGCTTAAAAAAACAAAATCAAAAAAAAACAAAACAAAATCAAAAACAAAAATCAAAAATCAAAAAAAAACAAAAAATAGAGTTTAAAATAATAAATACATTATAATGTAATGTTAACACCACTTGACATAAAATCATTGTTGGAAGAACTCAATGAGGCAAATCAACTTATGTTTGTAGAACATATGATTGACAATAAAATTCCTTTTTCTGAAAATAGTAATGGTATTTTTATAAATTTAACAGAATTAACGAGTGAACAAATGAATATTATTGAGATCTTTATAGCTAATAGAAAAAAAGCAGATGAACTATTTGCACGAGACGAAATACTTAAAGAAGAATATAAAAAACAATTAAAATCTAATACAAACGACGAAGAAGAATTAGTAATACCAAGTTGTTAATAAAAACCCAGTTAAACATAATATAGTAATTATTACTATACTATGATTCATTCTGGTGTTCACGAAGAAATTATTTGCGAGTTATATCCATTTATGGCATGTTATAGAGAATTTAAACCGAAGAACGAAGCTCGCAAAAAACAACACGAAGACAATAAATATTTTTTTAAGCGAGGTCAAGACAATCTAATGTATTGTATTTACTGCATAGTCAAAAATACATTAGATATAAGGGATTTTACAAAAGGCGCAACCAACCAAGCACTGAGAACGATTGCTATTGAAAATTGTAAAGCAGACAATGGTTCTAAACTAAAACTAATCAAACAATCTAAGAAAGATTTTATGAATGATGTTTTCACGATTGAAAAGATTGACTGGATTCATTTTTATGGAATGTGTGTATATCACGACATTGTTATTTATGTTATTAAAAAAAACTTGCTATACATTTATGGAGAATACGACGACGACGATCCAAAAGTAGATGGAATAATAATAATTGACAATAATTCTACTTTTTTTGAATTTGCGGATAAAAAGCGGGCTGTTAACCGAGACGAATATTATATTATTTCTAATCCCACAAAACCATTGAAATCTGCGTCTTTTTATAAAATTGCCGATTTACAGGAAATTTGTAAAAAATTAAATATTGATTTTCTTGGATTGAAGAAACCTGTTATATATGAGTCTATTGTTAATTATATGAACGAATAAATTAAAATAGACCATTGTTTAATTCGTCCAATTCATATTTTTCTCTAATTTTTTTAAAAATAGTAACGTCTCCCAAATCAGATATGAATCTACTTTTAAATTTATTATAGTTATCTCTTGATGGCGGTTGAGCAGACATTTCTACTTCTAATTTTCTTAATTTTTTTACAATGTCCGAATGTTGCTGTTTTTTTGCTCCATTTTCAAATTTATTATTTAATGCAACAAATCCGGTAGCAATACCACTTATTGCACATTCGGTTATATATAAATGATTGTCACTACCCATGTTTACATCTTTTAACGCCAATAGCATGGTTGTAATAAAAGTCGCGCTAATAGAACCCATTGTCAATATTTTCTCAAAAAGACCATTCAATTGCATACATTCCGAATGTGCTTTATAAAGAATCTTAATGTTGTAATTTAACGCATCATAATCATTACATAAAGCTACACTTTCTTCGGAGCTATTGGCTTGTGGAATAGAATATGGTAAGCTAATTCTTTGTGAAGAATCGTTTCGGCGAGTTGTATTTCTACTATTTTTTGTTGTTGGTCTACAATCCCATAATAATTTAAGACCGTCTAATGTATTATCCTTGGTTTTCTTATCAATTGGTTGATTTATAATTTTAATGACATCTTTTTTGCAATGATATGGGCGTTTTATATCTTTATTTGTTGCATTTAATTCTGGTATTTCGTGTAATTCCGGTAATTCTTGGTTTTCATATTCCACATCTATTTTTATGGGTTCCATATATATACATATACGAAAATAAACGAATTAAATATATTTGATTTTTCTTTTAAAATAAACGAATCAAATATATTGGTAAAAGTCTATAGTTTTCTAATCATAATTATGGCTCGGGCTCGGGCTCGGGCTCGGGTTCATAATTCGGTGCCGCGAATACATTTATATTAATAGTAGCAGGATAACTATCGGTTATGTAATTGTTTACTATATAACTAAATTCATCTGCCATAATGAAGTCCTTTTCTGCAATAGGATTTCCATAAAATGTAACATAACCAACATCATTTTGAATTGTTACTATGGAATCTTCTGCACCAAAGTAATTTTTAATTTCGTTAAAATAGATAACGACTCTGTCGTCGTTATAGCTTTTTGTAACACTAATATATCCTGTAGAGTCGTTATAGGTAAAGTCTATTAATTTAGTTGTTCCTACGAGTGCATTTGTATTAACAATTTCCAAAAATTCATTTATACTGTAATAATAATTTGCGGGAATATTCACGTTTACATATTCATATCCAGTAAGAGAATAGTAATAGATAAATGAAAAATTAATATCATTCGCCAAATACGCAAATTGTGGAGTAGGAATATATTTTATTTCGCTATCTACAAAATATCCGGTGGTGCTATTAACAATTGCTCCTCCGCTTTCTAATTTGCCATAAGAAGGATCGCTTGTAATTTTATATTTTTGATATGTTCCGGTTCCAGTCAAGACGAAAGAAATATCCGCGTTAGTTTCGTAATCATAACTTAAGGTTGGGAAATAATATACTGCACTATAAGCATTTGGAGATACATTTGGTGCATCTTCTGCGTCTATTGTTATGAGACCAAAGGGACCTTCTTCTATTTCATCCGCAACAATAAAGGCAAATTCGTCGTTCATATAAAAATTTGCATTTCCGGTTGGTTCATTTGCAAATGTAACCGATTTTTCTCCAATTTGTATTGATAAAGTGCCGGTATTTTGATAGCCAAAATAATCATTTAACATAACGCTGGTTATTTCTACATAGTCTTGTGAATCGTTTTTGTTGAGACTAATTCTATTTGTTGAACCGTCATATGTGAAATATATATTTTGTATAAATGTATTAACGTATTCAATGAAATCGCTTATTGTATAATAATAGCGTCTTGGAATATTAACAGACTGAAAGGTTTGTCCTATTAAAACATTATCAGCGTAAAAATAGTAGTTGTAGGATATTAATATTTTTGTGGTTATCAACGCGAATCCTTGTATTGGTGTATATGTAACTGTTGGATTTACGAAGAAATCTGTAGTGCTTTCTGCTTGTAATGTTCCGTATGTTGGATATGACGTAATTTTATAAGTCAAATTATTGCCGTAGCCCGACAAATCGAATGTTAAACTCTCGTTACTTATTGAAATTACATAGTCTGCATAAAAACCATGCAATCCAATTTCGGGCTCGGGTTCGGGTTCTGGTTCGGGCTCGGGCTCTGATTCTGGTTCGGGTTCAGGTTCTGGTTCAGGTTCTGGTTCTGATTCTGGTTCTGGTTCTGGTTCGGGTTCTGGTTCGGGTTCTGATTCTGGTTCTGGTTCGGGTTCTGATTCTGGTTCGGGTTCGGGTTCGGGTTCGGGTTCGGGTTCGGGTTCGGGTTCGGGTTCTGGTTCGGGCTCTGGTTCGG